TTCAGCTGTCCATACGATTTTGAATAAGCGGGCCTCTGGTCCGCTTATTTATTTTATATCAGTAAGTTGTGCCTCGAAGTTAACCCAATACGCATCGGGTTCTCTGCCGTCTAGCCTTCGCTCCATGCAATCTCGCATAGGGCCCCTCACATACGTAGACATCCAAAAACTTCGCAAGAGCGCTAGGCTTTTCAAAATAGCAAAACCGCGCTATTTCACCGTTTTGCTTCACCAGCCCCGTTTGTGGGCCGTATTCAGGGGCTTTACGCCATGACGCAGCAGACCGAGACCCTTCGCCGCGCCGCCCGCCTGAGCGTGGCCCCGATGATGGATGGGAAAGCGTTCGGAAATCATCCTATAAAAATCAATAACTTGCCTTGTTGTTCCGGCTGATGTTGTTCTAAAAGTTGTTCTGAAATCGGCAAAGCAGCTATTCAGTGTCGCTTCTGCAATGCAGCCAAAGGCTGTAAAGCCCCATTCTGACCATCATGCCGCGCACGGCGGCGCGCATCGCTCTGGCTTCATCTGGGGTGGTTAGGGCGTGTTTGTCCGCAGCTTCGAATTCGGCGTCTGCAGCGTCAAAGATGCCCCTGACATCCACTGCCGCCGGACCGCAGTTCATTGTGCATTCGCCGTCGACGCAGTCTTCACATGGTCCCGTTCGATAGCTGCCACATGCTTTGCACAGCATGGCTTCACCCATACATCTTCTGAAATTCGCGCTGTGCTTCGCTGCGGCGCGCGTCGAGGTAGTCGGCCAAGTCCTGCAGGTGAACGCCCTTGGCGCTCTTTTGGCTGTCTTCGATGCGCACCACAGGCAGCGGGATCTGTCCGTCGCTGATCTTGCGCAGGAACTTCACCAGCGTCAGATGCGGAAAGAAGTCATCGCACACCTGCTGCGCCGGGATGATCGGTGTGCCGTTGTATTTGGCCATCAGAAGGAATGCGGTGTTCATCTTCCAGCCTCTGATTTGTTTTCGATTCCATCGACGGGTTTTGCGGCCTGCTGAATTGTTTTGATGGCCTGCAAATAAATGCGCGCGCCGTTCCAGATTTGTTTGGCGAGAGCCGCGCGCGCATGGGCTTCGGCAGGGCTGATTTTGCCCGCGCGCAGATCCTTTAAGTCCTGTGACAAACCGGCGATGGTGTCTTTAAGGCTGAGTTCGTCAGATACGGGCGTTGAAACATAGTCGCGTTCAGCCATAGATCGGTCTTTCCCCAATTTTGATGCGGTAAGCATCAATCTCGATTGCTGAAATCAGCGCGCTTAATTGCTTGATGACCCGCCGATCTGGGTTGGCGTCGCCATAGGTTCCAACTCCAAATTCCTGTTCGCAGTGCCAGCACAGCGGCGCGCGCGCCGTAAGCTGAGGGCTTTCCCAGCATGGTGGCTGTGCGCGATGGCAAATTGCGCAGTTGAATGGTTCAGATTTGTCAGGGTAGATCGGCATCATGTCTTCCTGTTTTCCGTCGCTGGCCCCCGTTGGCGGGGACCAGAAAGAGAAATCAGCTTTCGGGGGTGCCCATGAATGTGGGCAGATCGGTTTCGGTGGTTGCCGCTTCGACCGCTTCCTTAAAGGCGGCTTCGAACGCCTTTTCGGGGTTGTAGATCGACAGGATGAACCGCACTTCGCCGCCCTGCTTGCGATAGCGGAAGCGCACGGGCATCCGGTAAAGGGCGCCTCCCATGAAGACGGGGATGGCGATGATGATCAGGTTCGGGATCTGCAGTGGCTTGCCGTCCGGGGCTTTGTGTTCATTGACAAACTGGATTTCCTGTTCGCCGCTGTCCCGGTTGGTCTTCACCGTCAGGTTGCTGGTTTCATGCACCTGAAACTGCTTGGACATCGCCAGCAGCTGGGTCAGCTGGCCATAGCGCCCTTCGATCTTCTGGGCGGTTTCGATCAGGCGGTTTTCCCATGGCTGGTTCTTGTCGCTGACACCGCCTTTCAGGATGGCGGGCGAAGGGTCCATGATGTCTTTGGCCTGTGCTTCGATGAATTCGCCTAGATTGTCTTTCTTGAGCGGTTCACCTGACACGCCCATCCATGCCTTCCATTCTTCCGACAGGGGGAAGTCATAGATGGCCCGGTGGTGGCAGTGGCGCGCGCTGGCATCGCCTGTGGCTGTGGTCACGTCGACCGCGCCAGCAGCGTGATAGTCTGCAATGCAGGTCAGCGTCGGGGCCGACATATCGGGGTTGGCAAACAGGGCTGACGTGTCGCCCTTGAACCGGTTGGCCCATGCGATGATGCTTTGCAGATCGGCAAAGCGGGCGGTGCCTTTGCGGCGGGCGGGCTTGAAGTATTCAGCCGCATCACGGTGCTTGCTGGTGACATCTTCAATGCGGCGCTTTTCCGGCAGGCTGACCAGATGGGGCGAATTGAATGGGGTGCCGCCTTCCTGAACGACCGGATCTGCGATGCATTCGGCGCTGCCCAAGGTGGCCATGACATCGCGCATGGTTTCTGCCGGGTTTTCGTGCCGCAGGGCGGCGGTGTCTGTCTTGTCTGACATGGTCAGCTCCTTTTGGGTTTAGGGTTGGTTTTCGGGGTTAAACGTCGCGCACTTCGCCGGTTTTCGGGTCATGCGGGGTGACATCGCGCACACCGCTGTGCATGCGCTTCATCATCGGGCTGTAGAGGGTCATTTGCCCCTGACCGTCCACATAGGCGGCAGCTTGGCTGGCGGGTTTCTTCGGCGCTTTAAAATCGGCCTGCGCGCGCATGCCCAGATCACCTGCGCCGCTCAGTTCATAAGACACATTCAGGGTGAAAGAGCCTTTCGCGCCCTTGTGACCATATTCTTCATTGTGGTTCTGCATCTGCTGCAGCAAGTCGCGGTGATCCGCTATGAACTGGGAGAGGAATTCGCCGCCATCAAAGAGGGTCAGCAGCTGTTCGACGTTACGAATGGCGAAAGGATCGTGTTCTTCGATTTGATTTTCTTCTGCGGGTTGCTTTTTCTTGGCCATCACGGGCGTGGTCCTTTCTATCGTGGGGTTGCGATTTTGCCGGTCCATGCGTCGAAGTCGGTGCGCATGGCTTGAAAACGGGTTTCAGCGTCGGGGTTTTGCGTCAGCTGGCGTCGGCTGTTGATCTTGCAGATGTCGCGGACGTATTCGGCGGCCGCTTCACTGCTGAATTGCCCGCCGGGAAATCCGCAGCGGATCGCGGCGAACTGCTGAAAGCGTGGGTCATTGCACAGGATACCTGCCTGTTGGGCCGGGTCCATGTCATCAAAGCGTTGGCGGGTGCTGGCGGTCATAGCAATCGACCAAAGCCCAAGAACCAGATGAACGCTTTCGCTGCTGCCACGGGCATCTGCGCCCAGAACCAAAGCCGGTCTTTCAGCTTGCGCGATTTCAGGCCGGGGCATTCCGGGCGCATGGTTCCGCCTGGGCATCCGCAGTCCGGCCACAGCGGGCAATGAAATGTCGGGGTGTTGTCGGCCATAGGATCGGGCACCAGTTTGGGCGCGCGCTGCTGGTTATCGTGAGTGATGGCAGATGCAGCGCGCGCCCCGGCGGGGGCGATCCCCTGACGCCCGCGACGAAGCAGGGAAAGAAGGCCGGGCACGTCGAGCAGACCGCGCCCGGCCCAGTGACCGGCAAACAGGCGATTGCCGGTTGTAGTGATGTCGTGGCGCGCAAGCATCAGCGCGCGCCTTGGCCAGCCGCCGCGCGGGCGTTGGCAATTTCTTCGCCATGGTTGCGCGGATTCGGGAAAGGCGGATGCACGGTGATGAAACCGTCATCTTCGATCAGCGGCGCAACAGCTTTGGCGGCTTTGGTCCAGTTGCGGATCGCCTCTTCCTCTGACGCGCCATAGGCGTTCACGCCATGCAGGGCGATTTCGAACAGATGGCTGGACTGCGCTGCGTCGGCAGGCGGCACATAGCTGCCGCCGTTTTCCATCACTTCATTCATGAACGCATCTTTCTGGCCTGCGCTGTCGAGGCATTCGAGGTTCAACAGGAAGGCGGTCAGGCGGTCATTCAGCAGATGGGTGGTCATAGCAGCGACTCCTGCATGGCATCGCCAGGGCGCGCCGTGGCCACGGTTTCAAGAACGTGGAACTGGGCGTCGTTTTCCTTGGCGAGTTTCTGGGCTGCGGCCAGCGCTTCATCGAAGGATGAATAGCGGGCGCGCGGTTCGGTCTTGGATTGCGGGCCGGTCGGTTTCCGGCACACCATCCAGAAGCGGGCGAATTGGGGCAGATCAGACATTGCGCGACTCCTCAATTCGGGTCCACGCCACTAGGCTGATCGGGCGATCATCATTGGAGATAGAAATGAGCGTTGATTTTGAGAAATCGCCAGACGGAAATATTGTGCTGCGCCCAGTCATTGGCTGGACCCCGTTTGTGCCATTTGGAATGGCATGTGGCCTGCGAATTGAGTTTGTTCAAAGTGAAGAACATCTGCAGGCGGCACTGAAAAACGAGCGCAAACCTGATGCAGTGCAAATCGTTTTGACGCCCCAACAAGCGGAATTGCTGGCGCAGGATCTAATGAAGGTTGTGCAGGCTGCTGCTGCACGCCCAGACGGCATGGGGCAGTAGAACCAGCCATCACGCGACCTGCTGATCTGCTTGGAGTGGCTTGGCCTGAAGGCGGCGCTGGCAGACGGTTTGGCCGCGTTCGGCCTTCAGCGTGGCCCATGCCAGCAAGAGCAGGCTGGGGCGGTGGTGTGGCTTGGGGTTGCTGACCACTGACAGGGCGTCTGCCTGTCGCTGTGGTGTGCTGGGGGTATGAAAACGCATGTTGGCCTCCGACTAGGTGAGGCCGAAACTAGATTGGACAACTATCCAATGTCAATACAATATTGGATAGTTGTCCAAAGCTGGTGGTAGCGGTGGGGGCTTAAAGGTCCAGCTTTACCCCAAAGTGCCCTTCGCTGCCGTCATTTCTTACCCATCCCCCTACGATCACCGCATCAATCGTGACCGTCTTCCCATTCATAGCCTTCGACATCCGCGGTGCCGAATGCTTGTCGATGTAGCCAACTTGCAAACCGTTTATCTCTACAAGAATTGCGTTTGGGTCATAGGGGTTGTCAGGCTCTGGTATCAGGTAGGCTACGCAATAACGCTGGTGCCCATTCTCGGTTTTGCCACCGCAAATCACTGCAAGCGCTGATTGGTAGTGGGATTCGCCAACAATCTCAAATTCAAACTCCCCATCGCCCTCAATCTGGACGTATAAGTCCGGTTCATGCCCTATATCTGGTATGCTGTTCGTCATCAATTTTTCCTTTAATAATTGCGATGTTCTGTTAATGTTCTCGTTATGATCGATTCTCGCAAAGGTTTCAGCAACAGCGCATTGATCAGTCGCCTTTCGGATCGGCAGGCGGTTTTGTTGTCTCTGCACCTTGCGGCGCTGCCTGACCGTCATCGGCGCGCTGAGAGAGAATTGCAGTTAAAGACGCTTCCAGTATCGCTTGCTCTTGCGGTGTCATCCGGGCGATCTGTTCCGCCAGTTGGTCGCGGACCTGCGCAGGGGAAAGCCCCATAAACTCCTCGACGGACTTGCCGTAGGCGTGGGCGACCTTGACAGCTATTTCGACGCTTGGAGTTCGGGTCTTGCCATATTTCACTTTGTAAAGGGCGTCTCTTTTTACGCCAGCGCGAAGCGCAAGCGTGGTGATGTCTTCAGACCACTCGTCAAGGTGTCTGTTAAGGGCTTCCAGAAAGCTGGGAAAGTCGTTGCTGATCATGTCGGCAGTATAATTGGCCCATGATCCAACTGGAATTGGATGGTTGTCCATTGACACCATTGGCCAATTGTCCAATAAATGGGGGCATGACCCATGAAACGATCCTTGAAGAACTTGAAGACTACTGCCGCGCGACGGGCCTGAAACCGTCCACGGTCTGTGTTCGGGCGCTGAATGACAGCCGCTATGTGGCGCGACACCAGCGCCGCTTGGATGCGCTGAACCGGGACGCCAACAAAATCCGCCAATACATGGCCGAAAACCCTGCGCCTGCGGGAGCAGATCAGGTGGCGGCGGAATGATGGTTTGGCTTGCTGTCTCATATCCCGATTGTCGCGCCCGGTGCGTGATCGGCAAAGGAAACGAGGTTTCCCATGTGTGAGGCACAAGACATCACCGCCGCGCCCGATCTGGACGCCTTTTTTGACGCGCTGTCGCGTTCAAAGGTCAGTGATGAAACGATACTGGCGTCTTGGCACTGGCTTCGCCGTGAATTTGAGCGCCTTGCTGCCCTGCGCGGCCTTTCGCATCCGGTCGTTCAGTGCGCGTTGCATGACTTCGGCAGCATGTTCGCCCGCGATTTTCAGGACTTCATCGCGTTCCGCCCAGTTGTCACAGGCGGCGCAACCGTAGGTCTCGGTCTCAATATCGTCTTCGACCTTGAGGCTTACCGGCGTTTTGCAATGACCGCAGAGGATCGTGTGCGTGGATTGGTCTGACATTCATATCTCCATCGCTCGGTGTGGTGCCGCGATGGTGATGGGCGGCATCGCGTTTGGCAACGCTTTGCCGCCCGCATCTGCCAAAGAGGTTTTCCATGGCTGACCCGGTAACACGCGGCATTTTCGATGGTCTTGTTCGCCGTGCTGGCGGTGTCGAGGCGGTCGCGGCGGTGCTGGAAGCCCGCTATGGCGTGGGCTGCAAGGGCACGGTCAGCAAGATGTGTTCCGGCCAGATCGGTGTGACGGTCGATGCGGCAATCGCGGTCGAAGACTTTGTCGGGGCTTTCCCGTTGACCAATCGCATGTTCGAGCGCACGGGCCGTGAAGGTGTGCGGGCCGGATGTCTGAAGGAACTGGCGGCGCAAAGCACGCTGGCCAGCGGTCAGGCGCATTCGGCGCTGATCCGAGCGTTTTCGCACCTAAGCCCCGGTGGTGAGGCTTTGACCGCAGAAGAGCGCGCAGAAGTCATCGCCCATATGCGTGCCGCGCGTCAGGTGCTGACCGACATCATTGATGCGGCGGAGGTGCAGGGATGATGGATGGCGCTGCACAACTGGAAAAAGGGAAATCACTATGGCCTACGTGCTTTGGGAATGCTTGCAGACCGCAGCAATCGTCTTCGTCATTTGGTGCTTGTCGGGCGTTCAGTCCAAGACAATCAGTCTGCTTGTGGATCGCGGTCTTCAGCTGCATCGGCGTCAGTGACAAGGCGCAGTTTGGGGCGATCTTCAGCGTCACTTTTGGCGATGAATTCGTTTTCTATTGTTTTGGTCAGGCTTTCGACAAACACGGCGCAGTGGGGATGCAGGTCATTGGTGTCGCAGCAGCCTTTAATCACTTGGATCAGGCTTTCGGGGTCTGCGTTGTTTACGGTGATGAAGGCGCGACAAAGTTCGTAGATCATCTGGTTTTGAACGCGCCGAAAATCGTTAAGCCGCGCAACTTGGTCGAAGAGGGTTTGAATAGCCTCATTAACGTCCATGCTTATCGCTTCTTTTTTTCTCGTCATTGGGGACACTGCTTTTTGTTTGCCTGCCGCGCGTACTGCGTAGTGGGCTTTTGTGCCGCCGCTTTGGGAAGTCAGTGGGTGGCGCAACTGGTCGGGCGAGTTTGGGACGGCTTGCCCGACCACACCATATTGATGCCATCAGATACAGATGGTCAACATTTGCGCAGTCAGGTGGTGGCATGACTGGGTATTCGACAGGGCTGGCGCGCCCGCTTCATCTGTGGGCATCGGGCTTTGCCCGTCGTTGGCATATGAATGCGGCTTTGTCCGGTGCGGATGATTTCAACTGTGCGCATCAAGGCCGTTGCGCCATGCTGGTCATCACTCTGTTTCCTGACCATTCGCTGGCGTTGTTGCGGGCGGCTGTGACCCATGACGCTGCTGAATTCGTGGTGGGTGATCTGTCGCAGCCCTTTAAGGCTGTTGGTGGCGATTTGGTTGCTGATCATGCGTCTTTGGAAGGCGACGTGCTGACCCGAATGGGCTTGGCCTGCGATCTGAGTGAATTCGAACAGCGTTGCCTGAAGCTGATCGACCGCATTGACGCGGTTCTGTTTGTTCAGCTGCGCGCACCGCAAGAGGCGCGGCGCAACGGCTGGCCCGAAGTTCAGGACTGGTGTCTGGGTGAAGCTGATGAGTTGGGCTGCGGTGAAGCGGTCGCGGTTCTGTTCTGGGATTCCGAATGCCGGGCCTATGAAGGGGGTGCGCTATGAATGCGATCACCGCCAATGCCGAAAGCCAGCGCCGGATCTTCAATCATTTTGCCGAACGGCTGGAAGAGCGGTTTGGGAGGGGGCTGGATGCCCTGACACTATGGCGCGCGCTGGCCTATGCGCTGCATGCACAGGACTGGAAGTTGCTGCGCCCCGTCGCCCGCGTGAACCGCAAGGGGCGGCGCATCTTTGTTTGCCGTTTGGCCGATGGCCGGTTTCTTTTTGTTCTGTTCGATTGCCAGATCGGCCTGCCGATCACCGTCTTCCGCGAAGGCATGGTCATTCGGCGCGAGGGCAAGGGAACCATGCAGTTGGGGGTGCCACATGACCTTCGCTAACATGGACCGCAACCAGATCGAAGAGCACCACATCGACCCGCGCGCCTGCCGGGCGCTTTGGTGTGCGGTGGTCGAAGAGCAATTTCAGCTGGCTGTGTCGCCCAAGATGACTGATCGGCCCGCTGAAATATCCGCAGCGCGCCGCTGGTTTGGCACCCGTGATTTCTTCATGGCCTGCGCCTTGGCTGGCGTCGATGGCGCATGGGTTCTGTGGGGCGTTCGCCATCATCTTGCAGAAACGCATGTAGAGGCGCAGGAAGGGGCTTTTGCGCTATGACCCCGCTGCTACCCGCAACCGCAAATGCCGTGACACGGCATAGTGAGCCGGAAGACTTCCGGTCTTTCGCGCATCAGGAATTGGCAGCATCCAGCCCGTGGCGGGGCGGTATCTGCTTCAACCCATCCTGTGGGGCAGCGTTTGAGCCGCGCCGCAGCTGGCAGATTTACTGCTGCACCGCCTGTGAGCGCGCAGGCACGGCAGAGTTGCGCAAGTGGGGCCATCGCATGGCCCTGTCAGCGCTGATCTGGCGCATGGGCAAATATGAACAACATGACGCGGGCATCCGCGATCTGACCCGCGCAGCACGGCGGCATGTTAGCCAAGTGCAATCCGCATGGTTGGCAGATCGGCAAGCCCGCGCTGCAGAAAGGGGTAAATCATGAATTGTCCAGAACACTTGGTCTTGGACCGTAAGTGGCTGCAGGTCTGGCACATCCAGCATGCTGATGTTCCCCGCAGATACATCACTTGGGGGGAGGTCTTGAATCCTCTTCGCTATGAAATCTGTGTCGGAGCGGGACCGGGGCGCTACTGGCGCTGGAACGATGACGCTTGGCTTTGGACGGCATGGCGGAATTTTCTGTTCCGGGCAAAGATTGGGTGCTGGCTGCGGGGCCATGAGTGGGTTCCGAACCGATATTCAGACGGTGATCGGTGTGACCGTTGCTTCAAGCAAAGGGGGCGGTGATGGCGGTTTATGTAGATGACATGATGGCATCCTTTGGCCGGATGAAGATGTGCCACATGATGGCTGACAGTTCCGAAGAATTGCTGGCGATGGCTGACCGGATCGGCGTGGCGCGGAAGTGGCTTCAGAAGCCCGGTTCTCATATGGAACACTTCGACATTGCCATGTCCAAGCGGCGGCTGGCCGTCGCTGCGGGTGCGGTCGAGGTCAAGCGCCGTGATCTGGGCATGCTGATGCGGAAGCGCTATGGCAAGTCTTTCGATCCTGAGTGCGTGACCTGCCGGGAAGGCGGTGTGTCATGACACAGGCGAATGCCCTTCACTTGGTCGATGCAGATGACATCGACATCTATCCGATTTCATCCAGCGAACGCTTGGACTCGCATTTCTTTGTGCCGTGGAACCTGAAACGTTGGCGCGGCAGTGAGTTTCGCCGTTTTGGCTATGCCGACCCTGAAGTCGGTTGGTTCGGCATGGAACTGTTCTTTCTGGCGCAGGATGAAACACCCATCGGCACGTTGCCCTGCGATGATGATGCGCTGGCCTTTCTCTTGCGCATCCCGCCCGCCCGGTGGCGAGAGTTGAACAGCCGGGATGTGTCGCCCCTGCATGGTTGGCACCGCGTTCACTGCGACAGCGGTCAGGTGCGCTTGGCCCATCCAGTGGTCACCGAAGTGGCCATGGACGCCTTGGGGTCCAAGAAGCGCAATGACGCCAAGAATGCCGATGAACGGATGCGCAAGCGGCTTGGCACCATCATCAATCACCTGAAGGCCATTCCGGGTGCGGCGCGCATTGCGGACATGGAAGAGCGGGTGAATGACATCAGCGACTGGATCGAAGCCCAGTATCCGGGTGGCAGTGCCACGCTGAAGCGCGTGAAAGAGGCGTTGAATGACCTGTCATCGCGTCATTGATTTCTTCCCCAAACCTTCCGCCGGAAGAAACAGGAATTTCCTGAAACGGTTTTTGGAAGTTTTCATTTTTTCCGAAAACCGAGCGGCTGAAAGGAAACAAGAAGAAATCAAAAGAAAAAGAAACTTCCGGGGCGCGTCAATTTTGAACGGCTGTGCCTGTGGATAAGTCGGATTTGCTGAGAATGGCCATCAAGCAGCGAAGCGGTATGGCAACAAAAAGAAGGGGGATAGGCAGTGGAAGGTCAGGAACTAAGGGACGGCAAGGAACGGGTCAGGATCAACCTGATTGAACCACTCGTCAAAGGTGGGATGGTGCGCAAGCGCGGTCGATCCGTCGAAGAGCATGACAAGTTCTTGGCCAGTCTGGAAGCGCGTCTGGCCTATATGGCCGAAGATCGGTTGCAGGCATTGGCCGAAGTGGTCGAGCGATATGCGGGCGGGCCGCAAAAGAACGTCTGGCCCGCTGAAGTGTCAATTATGAATTGGGCGCGTCGGCTGCAGGAAGTGCCTGCCAGTGAAAGCCGGTTGGTGCGGTCCTATCTGCAGTCTGGCGCGGGTGATGCGGCAAAGTCCGGCGGTTATCTGGTCGAACTGTTTGTCTATTTGAAGCGCATCGGCGCACCGCCCAATGACTATGTGCTGAAGGGCATCCGCGAAGAGGCTGAAGACAACCGGCGCAAGCGCGAAGGAATCGAGCGTGACCGGGAAGAGGGTCGGGCCAGCCCGCGCGATCTGGCTTGGCTTCAGGGTTACATGGACACGCGGCGGCGCTGTCTGGACATCATCAAAGCAAAACAAGAAAGGGCAGCGGCATGAACCGGGACAGAATAGCGATGGCGGTCACCCGCATCGAACGGGCAACCAGCATTGATGAACAGGCGCGGATGGCGGAAGTCCGGGCCATGGGCTTTGTCCCTGCAGAAGTCGGGCCGGAAATCCCGATGGCCCCGGCGCGCGGGCCAGTGCGGATGCTGGACATGATGGCGTCCTACCCCAAGGGCGATGATGGCTTTGAAATCAAGGCGGCTGGCTTTTTGGGGCGCAAGACACTGCAGCGGGCGGATAGCTTCGATGTGATGGCGGCAAAGGCGGCGCGGCATAAGAAGCAGTCGCCCTTCAGTCCGGCGCAGGTGGCGATGGGCCGGTTCTATCGGGATCTGGTCGAAAAGCATGAAAGCGCGGGCGTGAAGTGTTCATCGCTGGAAAGCCTGTCGCAGCGCAGTGCTGGTAGTGGCGGTGACTTCATGGGTGCGGTGTTGCGTGATAGGGAGCGCATCACCGTGCTGCGCAAGCGCATCGGCAGCGGGTCGGCAATGGTGGTGAGGCGCATCCGTCCATCGGATCGGGGGTCGCGTGTCACCATCATGGATCGGCGGCTGGTCGACATCGTCTGTCTGGAAGATGGCACCATCACCGATGTTCTGCGCAAGCATGGTTGGGGTGATGATGCTAAGTTGCGGGCGGCGCTCCAGCAGGCATTGGCCATGGTGTTGGACCGGATGATGGGGCCGGTGCGTCGTGGTGGCGCGTCGGTCGCTCATTTCGGAAAGGGGTGTTTGCCGATTTGGGGAAGTGAGGCGGGTAATGGCTGATGTGTTTTCTTTGAGAGAATTGGCAAAGTTAGCCGGTGTAAGTCACCGCACAATTCTGAACGACATTTACAGAGTGGGCATTGACCTTCCGAAGTCGGGAACATCTGGCAAAAAGACCCTGATAGAGAAATGCGACGCGCAGACGTATTGGGCATGGCGGCAGTGCATGTCACTGGGGCTAAGTTCAAAGGGGCTTTGGATTCCAATTGCGTCTTGTTTACGTGGTCATCAAGCCGAACTGCGCGCGTGTTGTCTTGCGGTGACACCAAGGCAAGCCCGCTTGTGTGATAACACCAGCGAAAACGGTTGGGATGCGATGATTGTTCGTTGGGATGACATTGATGGATCAGAGAGGTTGAAGCAGGTTATTGTCTTTCTTGGTGGCATGCCAAAATGCCTTCACAAAGAAAGTTGTTGACGCTTACCCCGACAGCCCCTTATGAAATATGCATCATCTACAAGAGCGCCCACGGGAAACCGGCGGGCGCTTTTGCATTGGTGACTTCCGAACATCGAAAGGGACGCGGTGCCGAAGAAACCCTGCGCACATCCGGGCTGTTCCCGGCTGGTCGATCTTGGGTCGGCATATTGCGAAGCCCATGCGGTGGCGGACAAGCGGGACCGGGATCGGACTGCGGATGCAAAGCGGGCTGATAAGCCAAGCCGCAAATGGTATAAGCGCAAAGCTTGGAGCGGCAAAGGTGGGCGGCGTGAACAGCAGCTGGCAAATGAACCGCTGTGCAGGCTCTGCCCTGATCATTCAAGGCAGCGGGCGACAGTTGCAGACCATGTGATTCCACATCGGGAAGACTATGCCCTTTTCTGGTTTGGGGAACTTCAGTCGCTGTGCAAGTCCTGCCACGACATCAAGAAACAGCGGGTCGAACGGCGCGCAGGTAGGGGGGGTGAAAAGTCCACAGCCTGAGCGCAGGGGACCGGCGGGGGCAATCAGATTTTTGCGCGCGAAAGTTTAAGGGGGGGGTCTCATGACCGCACCGGCATCAGGCATGGAACGGCTGGTCACCCTTCTGGGTGGATGGCCTGAACACTTCGAAGCGGAAGAGCGAAAGCATGGCGAAAGCCTGCTGGCTGTTATGCGTCGTGATCGGGTTCTGGATGAAGCGGTCTTCGGCATCGTGGTTCGCTACGCGGCGCACCGCGCGGCCTATGATCGGTTATCGGCTGAAATCTCGGCTGAAGAATTTGAAGCCACGGCCAGCAACTACCTTTCGGGGAAAGAGCAAAGTCGGGCCTTCCATGAAAACAAGCTGCTGACGCTGGAACGCGAACTGCTGGCTACACCCTATGCGCGGGCTAAGAACGGCATGTCCGCCCAAACATCCTTCATGGATCTGCTGGATGACCAGCCGCCGGAAGGTGGTGGCAGTGGCAAAGTGATGCCGTTCAAGCCGATGGCAAAGAAGGGTCGCGCCTGATTCATGCTGGACGCATCTGTCGAAACACCGATCACGCTGCGGGCGCTGGATTGGGTCGATGACATTCTGTCGAACAAGCTGCCCAGCTGTAAGCGGATCAAGCAAGCCTGCAAACGGTTCAGGGTCGATCTGCAGCGGGCAGGCACTGACCAGTTCCCATATGTCTTCGACATGGAAGCGTCGGAACATATGTGCGCTTTTATGGAAGCCTTACCCCATATCGAAGGGGCTTGGGCGGCGCGAAATGAGACAATAACCCTTCTGGGGTGGCAGGCGTTCCTGATCAGCCAGATCGGCGGTTGGCGTCACATGGTCACTGGCATTCGTCGGTTCCGCACGGCCTATGTCGAGGTGCCGCGCAAGAACGGAAAATCTACGCTTTTGGCTGGCGTCGGTCTTTACTTTTTGGGGCCAGACGGTGAGCCGGGCGCGAAGGTCTATTCGGCTGCGGCGTCGACCCATCAGGCCCGCATCGTATTCGATGCAGCGCGCGTGATGGCGATGACTGGTCGGGCAGAAGGCATGGGGTTGGATGAACTGCTTGGCCTGCATGTCGAAGAACACAAAATCAAAACGGCGGACCCGGCGGCGGTGTTCCAGCCGATTGCCAGCCAGACAAAGTCGAAGGACGGCAAAAACCCGCACTGTGCGATTGTCGATGAATTGCATGAACACGAAAAGCGCGACGTTTGGGATTCGATGGCCAGTGCCTTGGGGGCCCGCGAACAGCCTTTGCTGATTGCGATCACCACCGCGGGCTACAACACTGCAGGGATCTGCTACGAACAGCGGAAATATCTGCAACGCATTTTGGATGGCACATTCGAGGATGACAGCTATTTCGGGCTGATCTTTGAAGCGGATGAAGGTGACGATCCGGGCGATCCGGTCGCATGGGAAAAGGCCAATCCGTCGCTGCATGCAGCCAAGTCGCTGCAATACATGCAGGACGAATGGAAGAAAGCAGCGGCCAGCCCGGCGGCGATGGGTGAGTTCCTGCGCAAGCACTTGGACATCTGGACCAGTGTCGGGGCATCGGCCATCGACATGGAAGGCTGGCGCGCGGGCGAAGATACGTCGCTGAAGATCGAAGACTTTGCCGGGCGTCGGTGCTTTATCGGGGTCGACCTTGCTACACGTCATGACCCGTCAAGCGTCGTGGTTGTGTTCCCGGATGAACGCGATCCGGCCAAAGGTCCGATGACGGCATTCAGTTGGCACTGCCTGCCGCAGAAGGTCGTGGATGCGCCGGGCAATGAACATCTTTGGGGTTGGGCCAATAAGGGCCTGATCACGACAACACCGGGCGCAGAGCTGGATCTGCGATTGGTTGAAGCGCTTGTCATGCAGCTGTGTGGCCATGGCGCTGACCATGATCCGCGAAACGAATGGGGCTGGGGCGATCTGCCAGCCTTGGATGTGGAAATGGTCATCTATGATGCGCAGTTCGCGCAGCAGATGGCCGCGACTTGGGATGCGGCAGGCATTCAGGCTGTGGAACTGCGCAAGCGGGCTGCAAACACGAATGAGCCGTTCAACAAGCTGATTGCCGCTGTCGATGATCATCGGATGCTGCATGACGGCAACGCGGTTCTGACGTGGATGGCAGGCAATACGCTGATGAAACAGGTGCCGGGCGGGGACTACATTTTCCCGACAAAACTGGCACCGGAAGACAAGATTGACGGGATCGATGCGCTGATCAACGGCTTGTGGCCGCTGTGTCAGGTTGTCGAGGAAGACGAAAGCAAGGGCGTCGTGACGCAAGGATTTGTTGATGTTTGAACGGATATTCGGATCACGGGCTAAGGTCGCGGAAGCGCCGCGCGTCGAGCCGGTCGTTTCTGCGCCCGTGGTGCAGGACAGCAGGCCGGTCAATTTGCAGTCATCGGCCAGTGTCGAGGAATGGCAAGAGTTCTTCGGCTTTCTGGGTCATGACGTGGTGACGCGGGAATCGGCTATGAAGCTGACCGCAGTTTTTGGCTGTGTGTCTTTGCTGGCCGGAACCATTGGCACATTGCCGGTTCGGGTGACGCGGAAGGATGCAGAAAAGGGCAGCGAAGTGCTGGCCGATCATCCTGCCCACTATCTGGTGCATGTCGATCCGCATCCGCTGTTTTCGGCTGAAGTGTTCTTCGAAGGTCTCTTCGCCTTGGCGTTTCTCGAAGGCAATGCCTATGCCGAAATCCAGCGCAATGGCCGTGGCGAGGCGACGGGGCTTCGCCCGCTGTTTGACGCCACTGTCAAACCGTTCATGCGCAATGGCCGGGCGGCATATCGGATCACTGAAGACGGTCAGACCTATGGCCGCGATCAGGATGACATTCTGCACTTCCGGGCATCGGCCACGATGAAGGGGCTGGAAGCGCTGTCACCGCTGAAGTGTTTCGGGCGTTCCATTGGCATCGGTTTGGAAGCTGACGAATATGCCAGCAAGTTTTACAAGCAGGGCATCAATCCGCCGGGCTACATCAGCTATGATGGCAAGGTCAGTGAACAGGTGGCTGATGAAGTCAGGAACTACTGGCAGCGCAAGTTCGGTGGGATTCAGAATGCGCACATTCCGGCAGTCTTGGCGGAAGGCGGCAAGTTCACATCGCTGATGACCGACCCGGAAACCGCGCAGCTGTTTCAGTCGCGGTCGTTTCAGGTGCTGGATGTGGCGCGGGCCTATGGGGTGCCGCCACATTTGATCGGTGAAACTGAAAAGTCGACCAGCTGGGGAACGGGGATTAATGCCCAAACCACACAGTTCTACATTCTGGGTTTGCGCAAGCATGTGAAGCGGTTCGAGGCTGAATTGGGCCGGAAGCTGCTGACACGCGAAGAGCGCCTGCAGGGTGTTTCGATCAAGTTCAACATGGACACACTTTTGCGGGCCGACATCGCGGCACGATATGAGATGTATAAAATCGCGTTGGGCGGCACACAGCATCCGGGTTTCATGACCGTGAACGATGTCAAGGAACTGGAAGGGCTTGCTAAGTCCGATGATCCAGATGCCGACAAGCTTTTCCGCCCGACTTCGAAGGGCGCAAAGGACGCCACCGATCCGGCGGAAGACGGCGGCGCGCCATATTTCCAGACAACGCGAGAGGAAGCGCAATGAAGTTCAAAGAGATTCTGGCCCGTGCGTTGCGCCCGAAGGATGGCAAGCCTGCTGCCCTTCAGGTGCGCGCCATGGAAGGCGAAGGTGAAGTCGAAGTGCTGGTCTATGACCAGATCGGCTATTGGGGCATCACTGCCGAAGAGTTTGTCCGAGAGGTCAAGCAGATCGACGCGGAAACCATTCATCTGCGTATCGACAGCCCCGGCGGTGACGTGTTCATGGCCCGTGCCATGAAAACCGCACTGGAGCAGCATTCGGCGCGGGTGATTGTCCATGTGGACGGGCTGGCGGCGTCGGCCGCGTCCTATCTCATGCTGGCCGGTGATGAAATCGAGATTGCCAAGGGTGCATTCGTGATGATCCACAATGCGTGGATGATCACGCTTGGCGACACCCGCGATCACACCCAATCGGCGGGCATGCTTGAAAAAATCGACGGATCGATCCGGGCCGACTATGCGTCGAAGTCCGGCAAGGATGCCGAAGAATTCCGTCAGTTGATGGATGATGAAACGTGGCTGGAAGCGGAAGAGGCGCTGGCCATGGGGCTGGTCGACCGTATCTATGAAAAAGACGGCGGCGCGGAAAACCGCTTCGATCTGGCCATTTTCGAGAACACCCCGGACGCGCTGAAACAGTCGGGGGGGGGAAAGACTGCGGCGGCGCATCGTGCTGCCCAGATGCGCAAGCTGGAATACTTCGAACGGGTTGCGCCCTAGTTGCGGTGCGTCCGCATAGACTGAAACCGACCCGGCCTTGCCGGGTTTTTTTATGGAGGATTGGGGATGCCCAAGACCATCAAGCAGCTGCGTGAGCAGCGTGACGCGCTGGCGAAAGAGGCGCGCAACATTCTGGACAAGAACACGGGCGAATATGATGCGGATCGCGTCGATGAAATCTATGCCGAAATCGACAAGATCGACGGCAAGATCAAGCGCGAACAGCAGCAGCTGGATCTGGAAGCCCGGCTGCAGTCAGAAGCCGATGACCCGGACACCCCCGCGCCGCAGAACGGCGGTCGCCAGCGTCAGGAACGCCCTGGCGATGAAGCACGGTCGCTGGTGTTCGATGCCTATGTTCGCGGCGGCGAAGCTGCGGTCAATCGTCTGCCCGAAAACGTGCTGACCGAATACAGCCGTCAGGTGCGGAACGCGCAGTCGACCGGCGTTGACAGCGAAGGCGGCTATCTGGTGCCGACCACCTTCAGCGGTGTGCTGTTGGAAGCGATGGCCGACTATGGCGGCGTTCGTTCGGTCGCGGATGTTCAGTCGACTTCGACTGGTGAATCCATTCAGTGGCCGACCACCGATGAAACCGCCGAGGAAGGCGAATGGCTGGCAGAAAACGCATCTGCAACCGATGGTGATGTATCGTTCGGCACGGTTCTGATTGGTGCGCATCTGGCGTCGTCGCGCGTTGTGACCATTCCGTTCGCGTTGCTTCAGGACGCCGCGGTCGGGGGCTGGGATCAGATGATGGCGCGGCTTCTTTCGGCGCGTCTTGGGCGGACCACCAACAAGGGCTATACGGTTGGCGATGGCAACGGCAAACCGACCGGCATCGTTCCGGGCGCTGGTTTGGGCCACACCACTGCGGCAGGTCTGGTCGACAGCTTCACATGGGATGACATCACCGATTTGGAACATTCCGTCGATCCGGTCTATCGCCGTGATGCCAGCTGGATGTTCCATGACACGGTCCTGAAGTCGGCCAAGAAGCTGAAGGATCTGGATGGCCGTCCGATCTGGGTGCCGGGCGTCACCAGCGAAGCCCCTGCTGAAATCAATGGCTATGGCTACACCGTCAATCAGGACATGGCTGAACCCGCAGCGGGCGCAGACTCGATGCTGTTCGGTGACATGTCCAAGTATCTGGTCCGCGACGTGATGGACATCACGCTGTTCCGGTTCACGGACTCGGCCTACACCAAGAAGGGTCAGGTCGGCTTCCTTGCGATGCTGCGCACCGATGGCAAGACCATCGCTGCCAACAATGCGGCGATCAAAAAGATGCGCCACGCCGCAGCCTGATCGGCGCAAACCTGAAACACCGCCGCCCGCGTGATCGGGCGGCGGTCATCTATTGATAGAAAGGGCGCTGATCATGGCGGCAAAGAAAAAAGCGGCATCCGCAGCGGATGCGGGCAAGATCATCGTGGCTTTTGCGCTGCGCGATCATGTCGAGGGCGAAGGCGATGACGCGGTGACATTCACCGCAGGCCAGCGTCTGGAACTGGCGCGAGAGGAATTCGACGGGCTGGCCAAAGCCGGGATCTGCGTGGAAGGCGTGTTCGTCAAGATGAAGACGGCTGTCGAGGGCGGACGCTATAGCCTGAAGCCCCATGACACCACATGGCTTGCGCCGCACGTCTATGAAGCGTGGAAGGCGGCTGGCTATTGTGAGCCGACTGAAGATGACCCGCAGGTCGGTGCGGTGCTGAAGGCCCGTGAAGAAGCCTTGCGCGAAGCTGTGACCGAACGTGATGCCGCGCGCCTGTCGTTGGCAGAATCGCAGATGCAGTGCCATGCACTGTTGCTGGAAATGGCCGCAGCGAAGGCGCAGGCCGAAACCGTGATCGAAGTCGCGTCCGGCATTCTGGATGGCGAGGATGAAACCATGGAGCCGATCAAGGCCGAACTGCAAAAGCTGATCGACATGCTGCCGGATCAGATCGAAGGCACGGGCGACGGGTCCGAACCTGAACTGAACCTGAACTGAGGGCTGGCCCATGTGGTTGGAGCGGATTTCCGGCGGCGGTGTCGATCTGGTCGACCTTGCTGCCGCCAAGGCGCATCTGCGCATTCTAAGTGATGAAACCGACGCGGAAGTTCAGGCGGCGATTTCGGCGGCGTCCATTCATCTGGATGTCGATGCCGATGGCTTTGGCGGCTTGGGTTTTCCGCTCGTCGCGCAGCAATGGTCATCGAAGGCCGCTGGCTTTGTGCCATCGGTTTTGCGCTTGCCGTTTGCGCGGGTCACTGCCGTGACGGAAATCCGCTACACCGCGCCGGATGGAACGCTCGGTGTTGTGCCTGCCACCGACTATCTCTTGACCTGGCGCGGGCGTGACGCGGTCGTGACGCTGTTGCCGGGCAAGTCGTGGCCAAACCTGATCGACAGGCCGGATGCGGTCGACCTGCGCTTCACGGCGGGGTTTGCCGATGTCGCATCGGTGCCGGATGACATTGTCGAGGCGGCAAAGCAGATGATCAGCTTTTACTTTCACAACCGGGGCGCAGATGCGACCGATGGTGTTAGCGAAGAGGTTGCCCGCTGTGTTGACCGTCTGACGATGCGCTATCGGAGGTTCGCGGCATGAAGCGTGGAATCCGCGTCACCGATCTGGACCGGGTCGTCAGCTTTCAGCGCCGTCGCGAGGTCGATGACGGGCACGGCAACAAGGTTGATGGCGAATTTGCCGAAGTGTTCCGGGAATGGGCACGGGTGAAGCCCATGAAGGGCGGTGAAGGTGTCGTTGAAGCGCGCCTGTCAGCCCGGCAACCGGCCATCTTGACGGTTCGCGCGACAACAGCGGCTGAAGCCGTGAATGCTGATTGGATTGCGGTCACTGGTGGCGTTGTCTGGAGCATCAAGGAAGCGCCGCGTCTGACCGATGATCGGCAGTTTTTGGAAATGCTTGTCGAGCGTGGGCGGGTGAATGGTTGATGGTGTGGCGGAATTCCGTCGCTTCATGTATCAGACCGTGCCTGACGCTGTGCGAACTGCTGCGCGCGATGCGCTGGAAAAAGGGGCGCAGGAACTGGTCGACATGATTCGTTCGCTTGCGCCGGTCGAAGATGGCTTCCTGCTGGCCAGCATTGGCTGGACATGGGGTGAGCCGCCAAAAGGATCGATTGCGCTGGATGACATCGCGCCTGCTGAAGACCCATCCATGCGTATTGTGGTCTATGCGGGCAGCGAACTGGCCTTCTATGCGCGGTGGGTCGAATTCGGCACATCCAAAGCCCCGGCGCATCCGTTCTTCTGGCCCGCCTATCGGGCAATGCGGTCGCGTATCAAGTCGCGGATCACCCGCGCGATCAACAAGGCAATAAGGTCGCTCTGACATGGCTGAACCGGAAATCGAACTGCAGAAAGCGATCTATGATGCGCTGAAGGCTTCGGCTGGCGTCATGGCGTTGGTGCATGATGTGTATGATGACACCCGTTTGAGCGATGCGCAGAAGGCTGCTGGCGCGCCGTATGGGGCGGCTGGCGGCTATGTGTCATTCGGCCCGGAATCGACCGTGCCAGATGATTATGACTGCATCGCCTTGGATGAAATCACCGTCCAGTTGGACATCTGGTCGCGCAAGGTGGGGCGGCTGCATTGCAAGCAGATTTGCCGGGCGGTGCGCGATGCTTTGAAGGATGTGGAACTGAATCTGCCCACGCATGGGCATTTGACCACTGATCTGGTGCTGCAGCGCATTTTGCCGGACCCGGATGAAGCCGTCACCCATGGCGTCATGCAGTTCACCGCCCACATTGAGGAAAGGGAATGACATGGCCAAAGCTGTCTTTCATCAGGACTTCAACTATTCGAGCCGCAAGCGGAATGTGGGCTGGGGGATCAAGGCATCGGAAGAGCCGCAGACCCTGCCCGAAGAAGTCATTGCTGCGGGCGTGGCGGCGGGTGTCGCCACACGGGTTTCGCCGCGCAAGGCGAAAACGGCCAAGAAGGGCCAAGAAGCGGGCGTGAATTGATCAGCTGATCGGCCCAAAACCTGCAACCATTGCCGCCCTTTGAGGCGGCTTTTTTATGAGGTGATGACATGGCGAAAGCTGTCACTGAAAAATATGAAGAAATGGTCCTTGAAGTGGACTTCGATGACACTCAGCCCACGCCCGTCTATGCGCGGATCTGTGGGATGAAGGGAGTCACCATCAAGCGCACCGCGAACGTCGACACCACGGAAGTGCCCGACTGCGATGACGAAAGCCTGCCCAATGAGGTCGAACGCGATGTCCGGTCGCTGGAAGTGACCGTTTCGGCCACGGGAGTCTGGGCGCAGCAGTCGAATGGCAAGTTGTTGGACTGGTTCTATTCCGGCGCGTCCATCCCGGCCCGTTTGGGCAACCTGAAGGCTGCAACCGGCGACACCGAATATGAAGTCGGTCGCATGCTGGTTTCGGACATTTCGAATGAACGGTCTGATGGCCGTGGTCGCGTGACCGCATCCATCGAACTTGAATTCGATGGCACCCCGACGCGGACGGCGAAAGCCTGATGCACAACAAGGTGACGATCAACTGGGTTCAGGGCGAACATGATTTCGCCCTGAACATCGGTGAACTGCGGGCACTGCAGAAGAACTGCGATGCCGGGCCTGAACTGATCCTGACGCGGCTGAAGGTCGGGTCGTGGAAGATCGATGACATCTTTGAAACGCTTCGCCTTGGCCTGATCGGCGCGGGCATGGATGCCAAAGAGGCCGGGCCGATGGTGCGCCGGGCGTTCGATCAACACCCTGCGTTCGCGCTGAAGCTGCCTGCCTATCAGGTTCTGGCGGCTGCGCTGATCGGTGAGGCTGATGACCCGGTGGGGGAGGAAGCGGGGGTGAAGCCGGAAGCGGACTCTGGCAGTTCTCCAAGCTCTACGGAGCCGGGGCAGTGATGGGTTTCACCCCGTCAGACATCAACAAAATGAGCCTTTGGGAATTCATGGCATGCCGCGACGGATGGAATGCGGCGCATGGGTCGAAAAAGGATCGCACAGGCGGGGATGACTTCAGCGATGAAGACCTACGCGAAATTGGCATTGAGGGCTTTTGACCATGACTGACACGCCGGGCCTTTCCGTACCGCTTCAGATACCGCTTTCGAAGTTCGAAAAGCAGCTGGCCAAGGCCGAAGCCGCAGCGGTCAAGCGCGCCCAGAACATCGAACGCAAGTTCAATGAGGCGAACGGGCGTTCCGGTCAGGCGCTGACGAAATCGGCGGCTGCATCGGCGCAAGTATTCGAACGGGCCATCCAGAAGGAAACCCGCGCATTCCAGCAACTGAAGGCGTCGGTCGATCCGGCCTATGCGGCGCAGCGGCGCTATGAAGCCGCTGTGCGGCAGGTAGAAGCCGCGGTGCGCATGGGTGCGGTCAGTCAGAAAGAAGCCAATGCTGTTCTTCAACAGGCCCGTGCAGCGCATCTTGGGTTGGCATCTGCTGCGACAGCATCAGCCGGTCAGGCGGGCACCTTCGGTCGGGGCACTCGCGGGATGGGCGCGGCAGCGCAGAACGCTTCATACCAGATTTCGGACATGATGGTTCAGCTTGAAATGGGCACGAACCCGATGCGAGTTATGGGGCAGCAACTGCCGCAACTTGCTATGGGTTTTGGTATGCTTCCCGGCCCAGTCGGCAGATATGCAGTTCTCTTGGGCACTATCGCTGCGATTGGTTTCCCGGTGGCTGCAATTCTCATGTCGCAGGGTGAAGCGGCAGAGGAAAGCGCGGACAAGATCGAAGATTTCGCGGATGCCTATGATCGTGCTGAGGCTGCAATTAATAGAACAAACGCAGCAGTTAGCCGTGCCGCGGCTGGTGATTTGGATGCGTTGCGTGAAATGTATGGTGAGGTCACGATTGAAATTAAAAGCCTCATTGATGCGCTTGCTCGTTTGGAGGCGGAATCCGATCTTAGAGCATCCCGTGCTGCCATAGACCAGTTCTTCACTGAGAACACGCAGGTCGAACAACTGTTTCAGGCCCTTGAGGATCGGCAGGCATCTATGGCCGATTTGAGCCGTGAAATCGCGGCAATGGAAGACCAGCAGCAATGGGCGACATATGTCCCGCCGGAAAATGCCCGAATTTTGGAAGAGATGCGCGCCGATCTGGAAGCCATGGAGCGCATGGAAGGGATTTCGGAAGACTTTTCTGTCGATCCATCTGCGCTAAACAGCATTCGCGATGCGCGTGACGCACTGCAGCAGGCCAGTGAGATCGGCGACATGGAAGCCATGGTCGATGCCATCGCCAACATGCGGGCGGTGCTTGCGGCCATCCCTGACGGACCGTTGGCGGATATGGGTGATGAATTGGCGCTGGCCGAAGACTTGTTGCGTCAATCAGTGGCGAATTCTGAGCGCCTCAAAAACGCGGCATCAGGCATCAGCTTCGACGGGGCAGCATCGAGCGCATCGCGGATGGCCGATGAAATTTCGCGCGCTGCAGATGCGATGTATGAACTGCGCGCCCAAGGTCTCACTGATCTGGAAACAGCGCAAATTCGTTACGAATACCGGGATGACCCGGTTGGGCGCGCCGGGGCGCTGGCGGGTGCCGAATTCGATCGGCGCGTTGATCCGCTGGCGCAGACGCTTGGCCCTACAGCGGGCACCCAGCTTGCAGCGGAGCGCGAAGCGTATGTGGCAAACGCCCGTGAAATCGCCCGACTTCAGGAGGCCAGCCGCCCGCAGCGCACATCGGGTGGGCGCAGCGGTGGTGGGTCCCGGTCGCGCGAAGAATTCGACCTGTTTGCAAATTCGGAACAGGAAATCATCGCGCTTGAACGGCAGATTGAAATGGTTGGCAAGTCGCGGCGGGAAATAGTCGCTCTGACGGCCAAGTATGAACTGCTGGATGAAGCCCGTGAACGCGGGATCGATCTGAACCAGCGGTCGACCGAAACAGGCCGGACGCTGCGCGAAGAAATCGACGCGCAGGCAGAAGCCATCGCCAATCTGACAATTGAGGCGGAACAATACGCGGCGCAGGCCGACTTCATGGCCGATCTGAGTCAGGATCTGAAAGACGGCCTGATCGACGCCATCATCGAAGGTAAGAACTTCGGTGAAGTTCTGGAAAACGTCACCAAGCAGCTGGCCAAAGCGGCATTGCAGGCTGCGCTATTCGGTGACGGGCCGTTGGCCGGATTGTTCGGCGGCGGCGGTCTTCTGGGGGGGCTTTTCGGTGGTGGTGGTCTTGGGTTCTTTGCCCGTGGCACCGACTACGCGCCGGGCGGTGCGGCTATTGTCGGGGAAGAGGGGCCGGAACTGGTGCATCTGCCGCGCGGGTCCAAGGTTATTCCGAACCACAAGCTTGGTCAGGGTGGTGGCCGGTCGCAGGTTGATGTCTTTGTCCATCCAAGCGGCGAATTCGACACGCGGGTTCAGCAGATCAGTGGTGACGTGGCGGTGAATGTGTCCAGCCAGATGATTTCGGAAAACAACCGCCAAGTTTCACAAATGCAGCGCAGGTGACCCATGGCAACAGTGATTGACATCGACGCAAACTTGCTGCGCCGCGCCCATGAAAATTTCTGGCTGGATTTGGATGACGTGTCGCCCGGGCCCGGTCTTGATGGTCGGGAACAGGTGCTGTTCACCGAAAATCGCCGCTGGATTGGTCGGCTGGATTTCGTGCGCATGCGCCCGGCGGCGCTAAGTCAAGCCGTGGTGATTGGTGACCGTCTTCGCGGTCGCGCGAACATCCTGCGCATCACGCTCTGCAACCACCGCACCGCGCGCTATCTGGGTGATGAAGCGGCCTTTTATGAATCGGTTGGTGTGCCTGCCGATGACATCGCGCGGGGGCATATCCTGTTTGATGATGGTGCGTCCTTCGATGATGGCGCGGGCTTTGCCTTGCCAGACCACGATGAACCGACTGTCGTGGCTGATGTCGCTGCAGGTTCTTCCACCATTCAGATGGATGGCTATCTTGGTAGGAACATCGCTGTTGGCGCCTTCTTTTCGATCAATGACTTCCTGTATCGGGTCGAGGTAAACACCGATGGCGCAGTCACCTTCAACCCGCCACTGCGGCAGGCCGTGACGGCAGGGGCGCAGGTGGATGTCACCTATCCCAAGGTTCAGGTGCGGCTGCAGGACAAGGCCGACTGGCGTCCGTTCTGCGAGTATTTCCGCAACGGCCAGCCGATGACCGTCAATGTGATTGAGGCGTTTGACCGATGATCGAATTTCTGCAGGCACAGCCGGAAGAATACCGCGATCAGGTGATGGATTTGTTGGGGCGTGGCGCTGTGCAGATGGCCGTCATGCTGCATCTGGATTTTGCGACTGACCCGGTTTGGTTGAGTAATCGTAACATTCCGTTCACCGATCTGAAATGGGGTTACACTTGGGGGGCAGGTGGTGGTCTGCTGGTCGGCCTGCCGGAAGTGAATGGCGGCGACAACCAGCTGGCCCCGTTCCATGAATATCGTCTGGGCATGCCAAACGAATGGATCGATGCGGAAAACTGGGCCGCTGATCTGGTCGAAATGGTTGGCAATGTCGCGGAATACCGGGGGCGCGATTCCGGCCTGTATGGGCAACTGTTCGACCCTGACAGCAATCAGCCCGTGGGGCATCCTTTCGCCTTCGACATCGGCATCATGGACCGCATGACGGTGTCCTTTCCGCGCGGCGGTGCCATCGTCAGCCTGACCACGGAAAGCTTCATGGCCCGCAAGGGTGTGCCGGTCTATGGCATGCAGACCTATTTCGACCAAAAGCGCCGTCATCCGACCGATGAAGGTCTGCAGTTTGTCACCGAAGCGGGCAAGCTGATCACTTGGACGGATTGGTAACATGCTGGCCGACTTCATCGAAAAGACCCGCTCTGATCCCTTCGAGTGGGGCCGGAATGATTGCGCCCTGTGGTGCGCATCGGCTGTGGCGCATGAAACCGGGTTTGATCCAGCGGAAGACCTGCGCGGCACCTATGCCAGCCGGTTCGAGTGCCGCCAGATCATCATGGCTGCAGGTGGACTTGTGCCGCTGATAGCACCCCGCATGGCGTGGCACAGCATGTCTGATCTGGACGGCGACGGGGTTGCAATCCTGACGCTGGACAAGCGCCAGCTGTGCGGCCTGATCTTGGATGGTCGCGCGGTGGTCAAAATGCAAAACGGCCTTCGGGTCGCGGATGACTTCAAGGTTCTCCGGGGGTGGTCATGGCGGTAGCGGTTGCGGCAATTGTTCCTGCGCTATTTGGCGCGGCGGGTACTATCGCGTTGATCACAACAACGGGCGGATTGACCATTGCTGGAGTTGCGGTAAATGTTGCTGGTGCATTTATCCTTAATAAAGCTTTAAAAGGGCACATAGACCGTCCAGATATTCCAGAACCTACACGTCCTGATAACATTCAGACGATTTCTAAAAATAGTGCTGCAGGGCGCGTCCGTCATTATGGCCTAGTAAAAGCCGGTGGTAATGTCGTGTTTCACCGTGCCAGTGGGGGAAAGTCGTATCGGGTCATCGTGCATGGTCATGGCGAAATTTCCAAAATTCTGAGCCGATACTTAAACAATGAATTCGTTTTCATTGATGACAGCGGATTTGTCATCGATGACCAGTATCAGTATGGCGGTCGGTCGCGGGTGCAGCTGTTCGAGCGGATGGGGTTGGTCCCTGAAACCCATTATTCGCAGATCACATCAGTGTGGGATGAATGGACATCGGCGCACCGTCTGGATGGGTTTTGGTCCAGTTTGATCATCAGCGAAAGCGTTCCGCCGGAAAAGTATCGCGCCATGTATCCAAAGAATGAACCGGATCTGGCCGTTCTGGCGGAAACCACGAAATGCCTTGATCCGCGCACGGGGCTGACGGTGTTCACCGAAAACATGGCGCTTGCGATCCGGGATTATGTGGCGTCCGCTGACGGCTTTAATCGGCCTAATGCCTTCGACAGTCAGGACATTGCCGATCAGGCGGACATCTGTGACCGTGATGTGGCCTTGGCTGCGGGCGGAACCGAAAAGCTGTATCGAATCAGCGGTTCATACCTGCTGAACGAAAAGCCGCAGAACGTGCTGGGGCGGATGCTGCAGGCTTGTGCCGGTCGCATTCGGTTGAAGCCATCTGGCAAGGTGGGACTGAAGGTCGGGGCTTGGGCTGACCCGGAATTCACGCTGACCTATGGCGACATTCTGGAAGTGCAGGAAGTCAACAGCGGGCCGGACCTGCTGGATCGCTACAATGAACTGCCCGCGCGCTTCAACAGCCATGATCTGGGTCATATCGAAGTCGATGCCGAACCATGGCAGGACGCGACCCGTGTTGCCGAAGATGGCGAGGTTCTGACCGGGCCGGACAAAAGCCTGCTGATGTGCCCGTCGCACCGTCAGGCTCGGCAGGTCATGAAAATCCACATGGAGCGCGACAACCCGAAACAGGAAGTCACGATGCTGTGCAAACCCAAAGCGCTGCCCGCGATATATGAAGACACTATCGCGCTGAACGCGCCGCAGCTGGGCTTGGTTGGGAACTATGAGGTCGCGCGACATGCCCTGAGTTTCGAAAAGGGGCTGCTGAAGGCAGTCGGCTTGACGCTTCGCAAGATCGATTCCGCAGCCTTTACCTTGGCGCTGGCAGAACAGGGATCTGTGCAGCAGCTGCCCGAACCGGACACGCCCGCAGGGGTGCCGCTGCCGCAGAACGTCACGGCGGCGGCGGCAGGCATTCAGACGGCCGCAAACACCTTTGTCGCGGGTATTGCAGTGGGTTGGCAAGCGCCACCCAGTGATGCGCTATCACCGCTGCTGAAGGTCACCAAAACGGGCGAAGGGAACTGGCAGGATGTGTCTGTCGGCACCGGGGCAACTTCGGTGACCATTCCCGGCCTGATCGACGGTCAGGGATATGATGTGTCGCTGGCCTTTGTCACGCCGGGCGGTGTGGTCGGCGATGCTGTCACTATCACGAATGTGGTTGCGGCGGCTGTCACCGATCCACCTGCTGCACCTACCAATCTGGCGGTGTCTGATGCGGGCGGCAGCACGGCGCTGGTCGAGATGACCGCGTCGGTCAGCGCCAGCCTGTGGAAGACGGAAATCTACCGCGATGCGGTTCTGGTTGGCGTGGTCTACGCCGGGCCGGGGTCCGAAATCGCGTTCATCGACAACAGCGGCGCGGGCACCTTCGATTGGACTGCCCGGTCGGTGAACGTGTCGAACATTAATTCAACCAGCGATGCCGGGCCGGTGAACGCCACCATCGCGTGATCATCTGAAAATCGAGAGGTAAGAGAATGACCTATCCACATGGTGGGGCTGGCCAGATTTGGCGTGATGGCGTTGGCGGGGCATATAAGCCTAAAAAGCAGCAGATTAGGGACTGGGGGCGTTCGGTCGAAACGAAAGTCGATGCGAACACTGCCGCGTTTGCGCAGCTGCAGGCACTGAATGCAAGTGGCGCGCCGATGTATGCCGACACAGCGGCAGGTCTGGCTGCGACCAGCGATGGCGATTACTTCAATGTGCCGTCTGCCGATGATGATGAAACAATCCTGCTTTATCGCAATGACACCGGGTCTGCGACACTGGTGAAAGCCTATCCGAGCGCGGAAGCCGTGCAGCAGCCGTCTTGGGTCGGGCGGGTGAACGGCTGGCCAGACCCGTTCTTTCGACGCATCACGCCGCCATCAAGTGCAATTCTGGGGCGGGATCGCTGGTGGGGCAACAACAGCGCCGGTCAGGCATTCGGCGGCTGGACGCTGGTCGATAACCCGGTATTCAACGGCAAGGCGCTTCAGCGTGCGGCTGGCTATGGTGTAGCAAGTTATTCCGGCCCAAAGATTTGGCTGGATGAGATCGGCGCGGCTGAAGGTGACACTGTAACGGCCTATGTTCTGGTGGTCAGTCTGGGTGGAACCGTTACCGCGCTGTCTCGTTTCGTGGATGACGCTGATGCGCTTGTTGGCTCCAATTTGACATCCTACAATGAAGAGGGTGGCACTGGTGGGATAACGGCTACAGGTGTTCCAAAGTGGCTGCGCGTTGAGGCAGTTGTGCCGTCAGGGGCAACCGCCATTGCGGTCGGCCCGTATGCTTCGGCAGGAACGAGCAGCTTTGATTTGGTGGCATGTTGGGCGTTTAAGGGGCCTTCGACCGATGGTCCGGCGTGGCCGATCATGCCAGAGAGTGGACGGCAACTGGTCGAAGACGACTTTGAGGCCCGCATTTCAGCCAATGAGGCTAACGCCGCGCCCTATGTCGCGTGGGAGCACCCTTCTGGTGATGACGAAATGGCCGGTGACAGTGAATGGTCCACCAGCGTCGTGGGTGGTTATGAGGCTGTTGACGTCCAAACGCGGTTCAATGTCATTGAATATGCTGTTCGCGCTGAGTTCGACACAACGGATATTGAATGGCGGGTCTGGATCAGGCCGAGCGCCGCCAGCTTCAATATGTACAGTGAAACACCGGACCAGAGCGGAACGATTGCGGCGGGTGATTTCCCGACAGCCAGCGGGGGAATCTATGCGCTGAAACTGCCGGACACTTTGGTAGCAGAGGCTGGGGAGCATGTGTTCTGGATGTTCCGCGCGGCGGATGGTTCCCGTATCTACCTTGCGCACTGGCTCTATGATGCCGGGGCATCGCCAGCCCGGCACGGCTTCCCTTTTGCGGCAACCAGCACTTGGAACATCGCTGTTTCGATGTCTAATCCCAATCCGACCTATGGTCAGGTGGCGGGAAGGTTGCTTTTTGAAGATCCCAGTCATCGTGTGTTGGCCGCAGAAATTGATGGCCTGCAAGGCACGCCAATTGAACTGGTATTGCCACCCAAAGTTTATGCGCTGGAAGGGCAGGAGGCGAATGTCTATTTCGACAACCTGCTTTTGGCGAGTGATTACCGGGATTATGATTGGGAGGTGACCTGCACGGCGTCTGAAGCCGGAGTGCATCAGTCGGAACGGTGGACGCTGACACCGGGCGGGGCGATTTCCTCGGGTGATCTTACGGTCGCTGCGCTTGATAAGGCCACGGGTGAAACACTCGCATCTGCGTCATCGTCGGTTCTTTCTGCGTCCGCCTCTGCGGGGAGCGGTTCCGTCACCGCACTGTTCATCGGTGACAGTATCACGAATGCAGGCACCATTTCCCAGACGATCCTTGACTTGGCCGGTGCGGATGCCGGGATTTCCGTTTCCCTGATCGGAACGCGCGGAACTGCGCCGAACCTGCATGAAGGTCGCGGCGGCTGGTCGTCGGCGTCATGGACAACCGCGGGGCCGACCTACTATGAGTTCACAGTGAGCGGTGTCGTGGTCGAACCGATCATCACCGGGACTGAATATACCAACAATGGCGCGACATTCCGTGTGCAAGAGGTGGACCTGACCGGCGGTGCTGGCACAATCACATGCCAATTGATCAGTGGTTCGGCCCCTGCCGCAAGCGGAACCTTGACCAAGAGCAATGCGGTTGCTGGCGACGATACAATCGCGTTCAGCGCGGCGGCATCACAGCCGGGGAATCCGTTCTGGATCGGCGGGGGGTTGGATTTTGCGCAATATCTTGTCGATCATTCGCTGGCTACGCCTGATTGGGTGTTCATCCAGATTGGGACAAATGATGTGTTTGGTTTCACTGGCCCAGACGCAACGGATAGCGCAGCGGCGGACTCGCTTCTTACCGACTTGAATGCCCTTCTGACCGACATTCTGTCGGCAGATGTCGGCATCAATATTGGCCTCATGGTCCCGCCGCCGCCTGCTGCTTCGCAGGATGCGTTCGGGAACAACTATGGGACGGGTGTTTCGAAGGCGCGCAACAAACGTGCTGCTGCGATCTGGGCGCGGCAGTTGATTGCGATGTATGGCGACAGCGAGGCCAGCCGGATATATCTGGTCCCAAGCAATCTGAATATTGACACGGTGCACGGCTATTCGCCGGGGTCGCCCGCGCCTGCAAATGCGCGCACGACTGTTGAGATTTCGCGTCCTACAAATGCGGTGCATCCGAATACATCCGGATATCAACAGATTGCCGATGCTGTTTGGGCCTTTCTCAAGTGTCAGCTGTAGCGGCTGTCGTGTCTGGTGGCGCTGAGACTCCAGACACTGTGAATAAATGGTGAAATGGCCCTTTGGGGCCTGAACCACAACCGGGCCGGGCGGTCGCATAACAATTGAACCCCGGCGGTGAAAATACCGACTGAATGAAAAGTGGATTGGATATGGCAGATCAGACAGGACTGGTTCAGATTTTTGCGAACCTGAGGGAACAGATTGCGCTACTGGCGTTTTCGGGGATTGGGGGCGCGTTCTTTCGGGCGGTTCTGGCCCCGGAAGAGCAATGGAAGCGCCGCGTGGTGCAGGGCATCAGCGGGGCGCTGTCGGCAATCTTTCTGGGCGGGGTGTTGGCGCATGTTATCGACTCGATGACCGGCGCGGGTGTCCTATCCTATCTCGCTGCGGGCTTCCTGATGGGGTCGGGCGGCGAACTGGCTGTGAAGGCCATGCAGGACAAAATGATGGTGAAGAAATGAACGTCATGCTGTTGGCCGACAACGTCTTGTCGGTTCTTTTGGTTTTAGTGTGCTGGTGGCTGGCGCATCAGAATTCCGCCGGCCGGGAACCGTTCGGGCGGACAATCGCGTCAGGCTATTCGATGCTGGCTTTGGCCGTTCTGGCGAACATGCTGTTTCGCAATCTGGATCTGCTGAATTTCGTGCTGCCTGTGTCCTTGCTCTTCAGCAAGGCCGTGCTGGTGTTCACGCTTTCGGCGGTAGCGGTGCGCCTGTCGATCATTCACCCACCACCGAATTGAAATCTGTCGATCGAACGCAACCCGGCCCGCCACCTGTGCGGGCCTTTTTTATGGGGGAACCTCATGACTGCAGGAAACTATCGGGCCTGCCTTGACCACGTTTTGAGGTGGGAAGGTGGCTATGTCGACCACCCGCGCGATCCGGGTGGCGCGACCAATCACGGCATCACGCGGGCCACGCTGGCGGCGCATCGCGGACGTGCTGTATCAAAGCAAGACGTGCGCAATCTGACTATCGCTGAGGCTGGAGAAATCTACCGCCCGAAATACTGGAACAAGGTCAAAGGTGATCAGCTGCCCGATGGCATGGATTTGGTCGCTTTCGATGGCGGTGTGAATTCCGGCCCGTCGCGTGGCGTTCGCTGGCTGCAGAAGGGTCTTGGCGTTGCCGCAGATGGTGCCATTGGTCCCGTCACGTTGGAAGCGGCGCAGACAGCGCGAACGGGTGTTTCCATCATCCAGCGGGCATGCGCTGCGCGCATGGGTTTCCTGCAGAAGTTGGGCACGTGGTCCACCTTTGGGCGGGGTTGGGCGCGCCGGGTTGCCGATACCGAAGCGACTGCGGTGGCGATGTACTCGAGGTCTGCTGATGTCGTGGCGGGTGAAGCTGAACGCGCGGACAAGGCAAAAGCGACCCAGGCCACGGGTGCGACCGGAACGGCGGCAGGTGGCGCGGGAACGGGCCTGCTGGATCTGCCGGAATGGGCCTTTGGCGGCGTCATTGCGGTGGCGGTGGTCATCGCGCTGTTCATGGCTTTGAGCGCGGCACAACACGCGCGCCGGGCTGCGGCTTATCGTGCAAAGCAGAGGGAATTGGCCAATGGGTAAACCATGGTGGAGGTCAAAAACATACTGGTTCAACGCGCTAATGGCGCTGATGGCCGTCATTGCCGAACTGACCCCGATCATCGACCACCTAGTCGCCGCTGGATATGACGCAGAGTGGGTTGCGCCCCTGCGGGCAGGCATTGCCTTTGTGACCGTCATTGGCAACATGATCCTGCGCGCGATCACCACTGAGCCGGTGACGCTGCGATGAGCGGTATTATCGCATTCCTGATCAAGCTGGGCTTTGGCGGCGTTGTCGACAAGGCCCTTGATCACATGGAGCGGCGCGCGGAACTGCAAAATGACCGTGAGCGTCTGAAATCGGAAACCACCGTGGCGCTTGCGCGCGAGGCCGTCAGCGAAGCGAAGATCATGGCGGACTACAACCGCGCCAAGCTGTCGTTTCCTTGGTTCTGGGTGTTTGCGGGCATGTTCATCGCGCCGCTGGCGCTGTGGTGGGCGGCGGTCATTCTCGATAGCGTGTTTATGTTCAGCTGGTCAGTGGCCGATCTGCCGACTCCACAGATGCAGGAATGGGCAGGCGATATGATCCGCTGGCTGTTCTATGTCGGATCGGGGGTCGGTGCCCTGCGCATGCTTCGTTAGCGCACGAATTGCCTGTGCTCCGTTGACGTGCTTCTGGACCAATCAATAGTCAGCAACTAGCCTGAGCAGAACGTAGGTGTGATAACTGAGAAAAGTATGGGCATTATTCTTCGCAAATCGACCAATCATCTTCCTTCTGATGGTCATTCTGTTCGCCTTAATACTCTTGAATACTTCCGAACCCACAAGGATCCTGAGATTGGAGACCCTCAAGAGACAAAGCAAGAAGTTCGTGCGGTTTTTCAGAGGTATAGCGTTGGTTCTGAATTTGCGAATACCCTAGTTCCCGGAATTACGGGTATTGACGATTTTAATGCGCTGAAGCGATACGGCCTGACTGAGCAAGGCTCAATCCAAGTGGAAGGTGCAAGTTTCATGTTAGATGGGGCTTGGCGCTTCCACTATACAGGGTCCGACGCATTTGTGTTCTGCATGAGTATGCTTTCTGAAGAAAGTGCAGAGATATTCGGTGAATATGAGGGCTTTTGGGATATCGAGGCTACTTCGGCAGATGCGCTGGCAGAGAGAATTCTTGATTTTGCCAATTCTCTGCTCCCTTCTAAGAAGGCCGCTTTTCGCCCTGAAACTTCTATATTCTCTGAAGAGATGTACAGGAATGCGGTGTTTGTACTCCGCCACGGGGAAGTTAAGTACGAATCGAATGTGGTGGACTTTGGTCAAATCTGGAAGCCGCTAGAAGAGCCACTTGTTAGGCGGTTGACGCGACCTGAGTTTTCAAAGCGCCCTGACTATTGTCATCAAAAAGAATACCGTTTTGCGCTTTATTTGGTCGGGCGGCAAACTATCCTGCCGCTGCGTCCAGATGTGCCGTTCGACGCTGATCCTATTATTCTGCGGGGAATTTTATCATAAAGTGCGTCGGCGCGTTTTGCGTTCTGGTAGTGGTTGGGTCAGCCGGTCCAACCATTCCCAATCTTCATATTTGTCGCCCGTCTGCTTGATGTGGGTGTATCGCTGCAAGGAAGACCATGAGCGATGCCCGGACACGGCGGCAACCTGCGGAATCGAAAGTCCCGTTTCGAATAGTCGCGTCACGCCTTCATGGCGCAGATCATGAAAGCGCAGGTCTTCTATCCCCAAGAACTTACAAGCCCGTGTGAAGGCGGCGCTGATGGTGTCGCTGTGATAGGGGAAAACCCTGTCCTTTTTCTTTGGCATCGCCAGCGCAATCTTTAAGGCCGGGTCCGGCAGATCACACCAGACATCGTTGCCGATCTTGTCGCCCGGATGCTTCATGTCGGTGATGAACACCCGGCTGTGATCGGCATCCAGCCCCTTCCATGTTATGCGGGTGATTTCTTCCTGCCGTCGCGTCGAGAACAGGGCGAAGCCCATCACCCGGTGCATCGGCAGAGAGCTGGGCCGATGGCGGTGCTTTTGTTCGAAGAGCGTCAGCAGCGCATCCAGTTCCTTCAGCGTGGGCCTGCGGTCGCGGCTGCGGCCTTTCCCAGTGATGCCCAGACGGCTGCAGACAACAAATGCATCCTTCATCGCCTGCTGGTCCAATTCCATGCCCCATGCGGGCCGGGCCAATGCAAAGACTGCCCCAAGGTGTGAAAGGTAGTTGCTGACGGTCGATGGTGTCCGGCTGGTTCCGATTTCCTTGGCGAAAGCGACGATGTCATGACTTTGAATGTCGCAGCAGTCCATGTCCGCGATGTCGTATTCGAGAATCGAGCGCAGCACCTGTGCTTTGGTGCGACCAATCTCTTTGACGCTTTCGCGGGTGTAGCGTTCGATGGCGTCGGCAAGGGTGCGCCCACGATTGCGGATCGATGACAGATCATCGCCAGCGGCGTCGATTTCCTTCATCCTTTTCTTCAGCCATGCGCTGGCTGCGCTCTTCCGGTCGAAGCTTCGGGCTTCCCGGTGTGCCCATTTTCCTTTTCTTTTGATGGCGATTTGTGCGAGATAGGCGACAGTGCCGTCTTTGCGCTTGCGTTCGATAATGTGAGCCAC